ATGGCGTTCCGTTAGTCGGCGGTAAGATCTATTCTTATCTCGCCGGAACGACCACGCCAGCGGCCACATACACGAGCTCTTCCGGGGGGACCCCGCATACCAACCCCATCATTCTTGACGCGGCGGGCCGCGTTCCCGGCGGTGAGATCTGGCTGTCTATAGGTAAGAAATACAAATTTATCGTTAAGACCTCCACAGATGTGTCTATCGCCACATACGACAATGTGTTTGGCGGCGGCGGCATCTTCGCAGTCGATGATTTTACGGGCACGGGAAGTCAGACGGTATTTACGCTGTCAAACTCAGCGCTGGCGGCAAACTCCGTCAACATCTACATAAATGGCGTCTACCAGAATAAGAATACTTATTCCGTGTCTGGAGCTACGCTGACATTTTCTGCTGCGCCGCCAACCACGTCTAAGATCGAAGCGGTCTATAATTAACAGGGGTTTTCTATGGCGCTCACCAAAGTCTCATACTCCATGATTCAAGGCGCGGTTTTTAACCCGCTTGATTATGGAGCTGATCCTACGGGCGTCGCGGATAGCTCCACGGCTATTCAGGCCGCTATTGATGCGGCGTATAATGCCGGCGGCGGCGAAGTATTTTTCCCTGCTGGTCGCTATAGAATCGCCAATACGCTTAAAATTCAGCTCACCTATACGCCTAACGTCTATATTAAACTGCGGGGTGTCGGGTCGGGCCAAGCGACAGTCGCGGCCTCTAGCACTTACGGCAGCATATTAGTTGGTGAAACCGGCTACATCATGATCGAGATGTCTGGCGGCTGTAATACGATATTTGAAGATATTGGGTTAATCGCCGGAACAAGTAACGCATCAACAATCGGCATTTATCTTCAGCGCGTCAACGCGGTAAACGGCAATGGCTATTGCGCGAACAATAAATTTATCCGGTTGGCTATTGGCATGGGATCAACGCCGGGCGCTAATGGCGGTGTAGGCACTATCGCCATTATGAATAAGCGTGGGGAACACCACACGCACGAAGAATGCTGGTATTACGCCGATACGCCGGTCATTCTTGACGGTAATTCCGTATATGGCCCAGCATCGGCTAACCCTATTATCTCGCCCTATTATGCGGAGTCTTTTCCGGGCGGCGCTACATTAGGCGTCAACTTATTTAGGCAATGTCTACTTTTTGCCGTCCACAACTGCGTAGAGGCTTTTTCTGTCAACAATTTGACGCTGCAGTCTGTGTATTTTGCTGTGCGCGCAAGCTACGTGGGCGTTCTGATTCAATTTGGTCAGAACATTGTAATGGACGCCACTAATATTGAATATACCGGAACTGTGCCTACTTCAGCCGATACTTTTATTAAGGTTGTGGGTAATTTTTACGGTCTTCGCGTCAGCGCAACATCTAATATACCCGGCTATACATTAATAAGCACGGATAGCGGAGCGACACTTTTCGAAGCAGATATTGTTGCTGCTAACGCAAACTTTGGTGCGATTTTTGACCAGACTACTTATGCTGGCGGGGATCTTTGGGGCGCGAGCATAAAATATAATTCGAATTGGGGCCATACGGTCCCCGATACTGGAATTAACAACAGTATCATAACGAATGTTAATAATACTGTTGCCGGCGCTCAGCAACTTGATATTAGAACCCTCACGCCGAGTTCCGGTTACGCGACGGGTTATGGATCAATTCTGGCTAATACTAATGGCGACGATACCATCACGGTGGCGACTACAACATATATTTGCTCACTCAACATACCATATTCTTGCCTGTTGACGGGCGCTACCGTATTAACTGGTTCCGTGGCTAATGGAAATACGAAGATCTATCTTCTGGATCGCGCGGGAAATGTGTTAGCGCAAACAGCATCTTTCAGCGTTACAGGTGCTACGTTCCAACTGGTTGGAAATAACTTCACATCGCAATATTTCGCCAAAGGCCCGGGGAAATATTATATCGCTGTTCAATGCGATAATAACGCCGGAACCAATAGAATCCGAACTTATGCGCTGGGGACTTTCGGCGCAGTTGGCCGCTCACCGACAGTATTTGGAACTCTGTCTAATAGTTCGTCAAATGCCCCTACAAATTTTGCGGCTAACGTGGGCGTTGTCGCCACTACTTACTAAAGGTAAAAGAAATGGCTGACCTTAAAATATCCCAACTTCCTTCCGCTACTACACCTGTAGCTGGAACCGAAGTCCTTCCGATTGTGCAGAGCAGCACGACCAAACAAGTGTCTATCGCTAATCTTACGGCTGGCCGCGCTATTGCGGCGTCGTCGGTCGCTGTCGGCGGCGCTACGATTGGCACTGATGCTGTCGCGGTTACGGGGCCCGTATCGATAACTGCAACGAGCGCTAAGTTATTGATAGGATACGCGGACACATCATATAATTATTATGACGCCGACAACCATATCTTTAGGACATCTGGCGCGACCCCCGTTTTTTCGGTTGACGGCAATGGCAACGCGGCTGTCGGAACAACGCCCGTTGCGGGTCAGCGGCTAACGGTATATGCCGCTGGCGGCGCGGGTATAACTGTTACGAACTCTACAAATAAGGGTCGTATATACTCTTTTCTCAATGACCTATACATAGACGCCGGATTTGGCGGAACTGCCGGATCAGTATATTTCCGCCGTAGTTCGTCAACGCTTAATTCGCTTCAGATTGACCCTAATGGTAACGTGTTGATCTATAACACGGGCGGCGCACCTGCTACGCCTACAGGCGGAGGCTATCTGTATGTCAGTGCGGGCGCTCTTTACTATAAAGGCTCCAGCGGCACCGTGACCCCTCTGGCTGTTGCATAAGGACTCAAATTATGGCGGTTAAATATTCGTGGGTTATCAACGCCCTAGACAGCTATCCTGATGAGAACGGCAAAAAAGATGTCGTGTTTCGTATTCACTGGCATCGTGAAGCGGCTGACGGCGCGAAAATCGTTGATACATACGGCGCGCAGGAAATAGAACTTTTGGCTGGCGCTCCATTCACGCCGTATGACGCGCTGACCAAAGCGCAGGTCGAATCTTGGCTTGAGACGGCGCTGGGGGCTGAAATGCTCGCCGCCATAAAAGATCATCTTGATGCTCGACTGGCTGAAATTACTTCGGTGCCGGTCGTTAAGCCGCTTCCTTGGGCTTAACAATGAAATATATCACGATGACGCTCTCAGTTGACGATTGGAATATCATTATCCGCGCCTTGGCCGAACGGCCGTATGTTGAAGTCGCGCATTTGATTCCAGATGTAAAGGCTCAAGCGCAACAAGCGCTTAGTGTTGACGACGCCGAAACAAAAGCGTAGTCTACATAGACCGACTAGCCGGATAGCTAGGACAGGAGACGTAATGTCTGAAGAAGAACAGGCTGTAGCGGAGATCAGCCCCGCGCCGGAACCGGAAGCTACGGCAGCACCGGAATCTGCTGATACGACGCCGGAGGAACAGCAGCCTACAAAATCGTTCTCTCAGGAAGAGTTGGACGCGATTGTAAGCAAGCGCCTTGCAAGAGAACAGCGCAAATGGGAAAGAGAGCAGGCCCAACGGCTTGCGGAGCAGCAGGCTAGAACGCCCGCCGCACCTCCACCTGCGCCGGATGATTTCGAGAATGCTCAGCAATACGCGGAAGCGTTAGCGGAGCAAAAGGCTCGTGATCTTCTAGCCCAGCGCGAGGCCGCAGCTCAACAGGCAGCGATCTTGGAGTCCTATAAGGACCGTGAGGAAGAGGCTAGGGACCGATACGAGGACTTTGAACAAGTCGCGTATAACCCGAACCTTCCTGTCACGGACGTTATGGCTCAAGCCATCCAGGCTTCTGATATTGGTCCAGAGGTAATTTATTACCTTGGCTCCAATCCAAAAGAAGCCGGGCGGATTTCCAAACTGCCGCCTGTCTTGCAGGCAAAAGAGATCGGGAAGATCGAGGTCAATTTGACCACGAACCCGCCGGTTAAGAAAACCTCAACCGCGCCCGCACCTCTTGCTCCTGTCACGGCTACCCGGTCAAACTCAGGCCCCCGGTATGATACGGCAGACCCACGGTCTATAAAGTCGATGTCAACCTCGGAATGGATTGAAGCGGAACGGCTGCGCCAGATCAAGAAGTGGGAAGCGCAAAACAGACGCTAAGTCTTCTTAGCTTCTTGAAAGGACTACGAGATGAGTAACTCGATTCTTACAATCGACATGATTACCCGGAAAGCGTTGGAGATCTTAGAAAACAACCTTGTCCTGACGCGCACCGTTAACCGCCAGTATGACGACTCTTTCGCCGTTGAAGGCGCGAAGGTCGGCTCGACCCTGCGTATCCGCCTGCCCGACCGCGCTTTGGTCACGGACGGCGCTGCGCTTCAGGTTCAGGACGACAACGAGCAGTACACGACCCTGACCGTCTCGTCGCAGAAGCACATCGGCGTGAACTTCACGACCGCCGAACTGACGATGCAGTTGGACGACTTCGCGGAACGTGTTCTGAAGCCGCGTATTTCGCAGCTCGCCGCCAGCATCGACGCTGACGTTGCGAACTCCTTCAAATACATCGGCAACTCGGTCGGCACGCCCGGCACGACCCCGGCCACCTCGCTCGTTCTGTTGCAGGCGCAGCAGAAGCTGAACGAGAACGCCGCTGTCATGTCGCCGCGCTATGCGACGGTTAACCCGGCTGCTAACGCTGCGCTGATCGAAGGCATGAAGGGCCTGTTCAACCCGGTTTCGGCCATCAGCAAGCAGTTCAAGAACGGCATGTTCGGCGAAGGCATCCTCGGCTATGATGAGCTGAATATGTCGCAGTCGGTCAAGCAGTTCACGACCGGCTCGCGCGCCGGCACCGTGACGGTCAGCACCTCGGTCACGACCGAAGGTTCGACCAGCATCGTCCTGACGGGCCTTGGCTCGACGACGATCAAGGCCGGTGACGTGTTCACGATTGGCAGCGTTTACGCCGTCAACCCGCAGACCCGTGAGTCCACCGGCTCGCTGTATCAGTTCGTGGCTCTGGCTGACGTTACGGCGTCGACCACCGCGACGGTCACTGTTCCGGCGATGTATTCGGCTGGTCAGGCTCTCGCCACGGTTGACGCTCTGCCGGTTTCCGGCGCGGCTGTCACCTTCTACGGCTCTGCTTCGACGCAGTATCCGCAGAACCTGATCTATCATCGTGACGCCATCGCGTTCGCCACCGCCGACCTGCTTATGCCGCAGGGCGTCGACATGGCTTCGCGTCAGGTCCACAATGGTATCAGCCTGCGCGTCGTGCGTCAGTATGACATCAATAACGACCGCCTGCCGTGCCGTATTGACGTGCTGTATGGCTATTCGGTCATTCGTCCGCAGATGGCTGTCCGTCTGTGGGGCTAACATTAGAGGGGGCTTCGGCCCCTTCTTTTTCTAATTCAAGGAGTTAATCCATGACGACTACTGCGAATGCGGCTTACCCGCTTGAGACGTTTGGCCCCTACAGCGGCATCCCGAATGGCGATGGCGGCTACCAGTATTCGGCGGGCAACCGCACCGAACCGCTGGTTCTTCCGCAGGGCGCTCCGGCGGTTCTGACCGGCGCTACCGTTACGGTTACGGCTGCCAATCTGGCGGCTGGCATTGTGACGATGGATTCCGGTGGCACGGATGCTGGCACCTACACGTTCCCGACGGGCGCGCTGATTGACGCGGCTTTCCCAAGCGTTGCAGTCAACGCGGCGTTTGATGTTGTGTTCATCAACATCGGTGACAACGCCGCTAATGACGTGACGTTCGGCGCGGGCACGGGCAACAGCATCGTCGGCAGCGCGGTTGTCATCGACGGCGCGACCACGCCATCCTCGGCTATCTTCCGTTTCCGCAAGACGGGCACGGCGGCTTATTCGATCTATCGCATCGCGTAACTATAGGAGAAGGCAATGCCTAACACTAAAGCTGTCGGTGTTGCCTTCTCTGATCCCGAACTCGTTGCTGGCACGACCATCACGGGTGCGACGATCAGTGGAGGCACTATCTCCGGCGCTACCTCTGTCTCGGCAGGCGATATTACCACGACTGGCGGCCTCTATCTGAAATCGGCTACTGTTGCGGCGGCGGGCTCTACGCAGGCCAACGCAGCGGCTGTTTCGGATGGTTTTACGCTGGTTTCAGCGGCTGACGGCACTAAAGGTGTCCTTCTGCCGCCGGCTGTTGCAGGCCGCACGGTCATCCTAAAGAATAATGCTAACGCTGTTCTGAAGGTTTGGCCGGCGTCTGGCGATGCTGTAAATGCCATCGCAGCGGACTCGAATTACGTTCTTGCGGCTTATACGTCCTCGCTTCTGGTGGCGTATGACTCGACGACTTGGTATTCAGTCCCGCTTTTGGCGTCCTAATTCAATCTTACAGACGGGCTACGGCCCGTCTGGCCCTTACCATAGGTGAAAAATGGCCCTTATTTATTTGCGCCATGAGCGTCATGGCGTTAAGATTGCCACGCTAGAAATGGAAGCCGAAGCCGACGAAGAGAACGGCTGGGAAAGGTTCGATCCGAATGACGACGACAGCGGGCGATCAGATCAACGGAGCCCTGAGACTACTGGGCGTCCTCGCAGAAGGCGAAACGCCCTCGGCCGCGATGTCGCAAGACTCGTTGAGCGCTCTGAATCAAATGATCGACTCGTGGAACACGGAACGTCTAGCGGTCTTTTCGACGCAAGATCAAACCTTTCTATGGACTCCCGGTCTTAGAAGCCAGACCCTTGGCCCGACCGGCGATTTCGTCGGCAACCGCCCGGTTTTGCTAGACGACGCGACTTACTTCCGCGATCCGCAGACCAATGTGTCCTACGGGATCAAATTCATCAATCAGCAGCAGTATGATGGCATCGCCGTCAAAACTGTGACCTCGACATATCCGCAGGTCATATTCGTGAATATGACTTTCCCTGACATTGAAATGTTCATCTATCCGGTGCCGTTGCGGCTGCTGGAATGGCATTTCATTTCGGTCGAGGAGCTGACGCAGCCGGCTACTCTGGCTACGTCATTGACGTTCCCGCCCGGCTATCTTCGCGCATTTCGCTATAATCTAGCCTGTGAAATGGCTCCTGAGTTCGGCGTCGAGCCGTCAGCGCAGGTGCAGCGCATCGCCATGTATAGCAAGCGCAATCTGAAGCGCATCAATAACCCTGATGACATCATGGCGCTGCCTTACAGCATCGTGGGCACCCGCCAGCGCTATAATATTTACGCCGGGAACTACTAATGAAGACGCCGATCCTTGGCTCGTCTTATGTAGCGCGTAGTGTAAATGCGGCTGACAATCGCATGGTCAATCTTTTCCCTGAGATTGTTCCTGAAGCCGGAAAAGAACCGGCGTTCCTCAATCGCGCGCCAGGTCTGACACTTATAACTTCTGTCGGGACTGGGCCCATTCGCGGCCTATATACGTTTGGCGGCGAAGGATATATCGTATCTGGTCTTGGCCTGTATAAAATAAATACGTCTTGGACAACATCGTATATAGGGCTGATAAATGGCTCTGGCCCCGTAAGCATGGCCGATAATGGCACGCAGCTATTTATCGCCGCGAATGGTCCGGGCTACATATACAATAGACTTACAGATCAGTTACTTGCGATCTCTGACGCTGATTTTACTGGCGCAGTTACCGTTGGCTATATAGACGGTTATTTTGTTTACAATGAGCCAAACAGCCAAAAGATTTGGGTAACATCTTTATTGGACGGTTTGTCGGTTAATCCGTTAGATTTTGCTAGTGCCGAAGGTTCGCCTGATAATGTGGTCGCGCTTATTGTTGATCACCGCGAAGTGTGGGTATTTGGCACCAATTCCACCGAAGTCTGGTATGACGCGGGGTTGGCTGATTTTCCTTTGGCTCCGGTGCAAGGGGCGTATAACGAAATTGGCTGTATAGCGCCTTATTCTGTGGCCAAGATGGATAACTGCGTATTTTGGCTAGGGGCCGATGCACGCGGGCGTGGTATTGTTTATAGAACGCAAGGCTATACCGGCAAACGCATCTCAACGCACGCCGTAGAATGGCAGATCCAACAATACACCGACATGTCCGACGCTGTTGGCTATACTTACCAGCAAGACGGACATTTTTTCTACGTTCTCAATTTTCCGTCCGCTAACACAACTTGGGTCTATGACGCCTCAACGGAAGTTTGGCATGAACGCGCCGGGTGGAATAATGGCTCCTTCACGCGCCATCGCGCTAATTGCCAAATGTCCTTTAATAACAGGATTGTAGTGGGCGACTATGAAAATGGTAACGTCTATTATTTTGACTTGAACTCTTATAAAGATAACAACGATATTCAAAAATGGCTGCGTTCTTGGCGAGCGCTTCCGACGGGTCAAAATGACTTAAACAGATCTGCGCACCATACATTGCAATTGGATTGCGAAACCGGAGTCGGACTTGATGGAACCGGTCAGGGCGTATCCCCTGAAATGATGCTTCGATGGTCGGATGATGGTGGACATACGTGGTCTAACGAACACTTGGCGTCTATGGGGAAAATAGGCCAGTTCGGGTTTCGCGCTTTTTGGCGACGGTTGGGCATGACATTGAAGATCCGCGACCGTGTTTATGAGGTGTCTGGAACTGATCCCGTAAAGATAGCTATTATGGGCGCGGAATTGCACGCGAGCGCGACGAATGCCTAACGTCACAAATATAACGCCGCCGCGCGTCCCATTTCTAGAACCGGGCACAGATAGAATATCGCGAGAGTGGTATCGGTTCTTATTGAATCTATTCAATCTTACTAGCGCCGGCACTAACGATTTCAGTATTCAAGACGCGCTCGTTGGTCCCGATCCTATGGGGTCAATCGAAGCTATAGCAAAACAGACGCTTCAACAGGCGGAGCTGAACGTGGGGCCGTCTTTTGACGCCGCTAACATCGAGAGACAGATCAATGATCTAGCATCGTCTCCTAATACTTTATCTCCATTTGATCCTGCAAATTTGAACGCGGCCATTCAGGGGCTATACAATCAGCCAGTTTACGCGCCTCAGATAAAACAGGCCGCATATGGCGGGTTTCAAGACAATAGTAATCAATTAGCCGCCACTAACACTTCAGTTCAGATCATGTATTTTGACACGACTGATGCGGCCGACCATGTGTGTCTAAATAACACTACAGCGGTATTTACGGGAACAATAGATGACGGAACACCACCGGGCGCGGGCACAGTTCTTACCGTTACTGGAATAACGTCAGGCTCCATTTATATGGGCATGACTCTTTCAGGCACGGGTATTACGCTAGGCACCAAGATAGTTGGTTTTGTTTCTGGGACTTATGGCGCGACTGGTGTTTATACGGTAAATACGTCTCAAGAAGTCGGCAGCACCACTATAACCGGGGCTATTGCGTCGCGGCTCACGGTCTTACGGCCGGGTGTCTACAACACCCAATTTAGCGCTCAGTTCATAAATGTAGGCACCGCAGCCATCGATGACGTAAATGTCTGGTTTCGCAAGAACGGCGTCGATATAGCTGATTCCAATACGACGCTTAGTGTGTTAAATAAACATTCGGGCGTAGACGGCGCGGGGCTAATGACTGTAAATTTATTCGTTAGCCTAAATGCAAACGATTACATAGAGTTGGCTTGGTGGGCTTCAAATACAGACGTGCAATTAGCGGCCATAGCCGCAGGAGCATCGCCAACCCGGCCCGCTACTCCCTCGATTATCGCCACACTAAATTGTGTGTCTGGTCCGATAGATTAAGGATTATGCTATGACCGCAGCTACGTTATCCCCGGCCCCCAAGCTTCAATTTTTTGACGCTAACGGAAATCCGTTGGTTGGGGGAAAGCTGTATTCTTACGCGGCTGGCACAACCACACCTTTAGCTACTTACACCAGTTCGTCCGCAGGAACGCCTAACAGCAATCCGATTATTCTTGACTCCCGCGGCGAGGCTAATGTTTGGCTAACAGGGGTTCTCTATAAACTGCGGTTAGAGACAGCTACCGGCGTCGAGATCTGGACAGTCGATAATGTCGGTAACGACATCCTTGCTCAGTTAGCCGCTTCTAACGGGTCGTCATTAATCGGGTATATTGCGGCCGGCGTAGGGGCTGAAGCAAGAACTGTTCAGTCTAAGCTTCGTGAATCGCTCAGCGTTAAAGACTTCGGCGCTGTCGGTGACGGTATTACGGATGATACGGCAGCGATCCAAGAAGCCATAACGGCAGCTATTGCGGCGGGCGCGGATGTTTTTTACCCTGCCGGCACGTATAAGCAGGGACCGGTCACTCTTACAGATGCTTCACAGATTTACGTGCGGGGCTTTAACGCCGCCATTAATGCTTATGGAAGTATGGCTGGAAGTACCGACGATACCAACAGAAATGCCGTCTTCAAACTCAGCGGAACTTGTTCTAGCGTTACCTTTTTTGGCCTT